CGCGTGTTTTTTTTTTTTTTTTTTTTTCAACCAAACCCCAAAAAAAAAATAAAATATTTATGGAAATGGCTTGGAATAACTCTATTTCCTTTTTTAGTTTTTTTTTTTTTTTTTTTTTTTTTCTCCAACCAACCTCCATTGCAAAATGAATTAGTGAATGCAATGCGCTGGTAATACCCTAATTGCCTTCTGAACGTTGTATCTTTTCTTTTTATATTTTCGTCGTTTAGTAGGAACCAATTGGGCACGCATGTACGTGTTTTGGTAATTTTCAAAGTGTTCTTTCTGAGCTTGGATCAGACGTTGATTACGTTGCTCAGGTGTTTCTGGGACAACAGCGTTCTTCTTCGTAACTAAACCTTTAAAGTAGTCTGCCACCTTTCCAATCGGGCTCTTGGTCTCCAAAGGAGCCGCAGGAGTGTTACCGACTGGCGGCGTTACTAGAGGGGGAAAAGGGGCATTACTGCCAACCTTTTCAGCCCGCGCCTCGTTCTGCGCCTCTTCAAAAGGTGTCATTTTCTTACTGGGTTTGTTAAAAGTGACTGCTGCCTGCCCTTTTCTAGGGTCAGTATTGTAGTAGTCTTCGACATCTTTAAGTTCCTGTTTCAAATATGTCCCGTGTAACATCTTGTTTGCATTGTAAATATTCGTCATCCCGAATTTGATCAAACCAGGCAAGGGACCATACCGCGCAGCGTCAGAGACTAACTGAGAGCCCTGGCGCGTTGTATAGTTGCCATATTGGACGAGATTTCCTGCAAGCCAGGGAAATTTCCCTACGAGTACTTTCGCGTCCCTCGCGTAGATTTGATCCGCCGCATCGAGATGAGCACGATCCTTATAACGCGCGTACGCTGAATCGTGAAGTCTGGACAATTTGTCCAATTCAGATTGTGGATCGGATTCGCCAAAGGCGACCGAACTTTGTTTCTTACCATCAGACCAATCCGGCCCGGTGTAGTTTCCTGAAAACTGCTCCATGGTGTGGCAATTTGTAATTTTTCGTTTTATTTTCGCCACCACCACCACAGACCCCGCCCGGAAACGGGGGCCAGTTTAATGACATGGTCGGTCATAACGGCCAGTTACCACATCGCATTCTCATAACCGTACTGCTTTGCCAGCAGATATTCTCGGTTCTTGAGTTTGCTTATTGGGAACAAACCGGGATCAGAATCCCGCATCTCGTGGTACATATTTTCAAACAGCCGGAACTTATCGGCACTATGACGATAGTTCTCCATGTGTGAACACAGAGCATCCGCCAAGAATTCCTTCTTGACGATCTTTAAATGCTCAATGTGCTTGGTCCACCTCTTGGGGTGGAACTCCAATCCGTCTTTACCACGACGGATGTCGCTGCTGAAATACTCGGAATGTTCCAAGTCCTCACGGACATGGATCTCAGTTTTCACACCAAGTTTCTGAGCTTCGCTTTTGTAGTTCGGAAGATCTACACCCCGTAGATCCTGGTCGACGTCGTCACCACCAGCAACGATCGCTTTGGCGAGGATTTCCTCGTCAGAGTAACCGAG